ACCGGATGGCCGCGCGTCCCCTCGTGGTGTGGGCCCCCCACGTGTAGATGTCCCCCAATTAGAACGCGCCTTGGAAGGCTAGTTATTTGTGGTCCCCCTATATCAACTTGCTCACCAAGTTGTTCATCCACACAATGTGGGACCCTCTATTGAACGAGTTCCCAGAATCCGTCCACGGTTTCCGGTGTATGCTCGCCGTCAAATACCTTCAGCTGGTAGAAGGTACATATTCACCAGACACTCTGGGACACGAGTTAATCAGGGATCTCATATCCGTCATCAGGGCGAAGAATTATGTCGAAGCGACCAGCAGATATAATTATTTCTACTCCAGGCTCGAAGGTTCGTCGCCGTCTGAACTTCGACAGCCCATACAGCAGCCGTGCTGCTGCCCCCACTGTCCGCGTCACAAAAAGACAGCTATGGGCAAACAGGCCCATGAATCGGAAGCCCAGGTGGTATCGGATGTATAGGAGCCCAGATGTTCCTAAGGGCTGTGAAGGCCCATGTAAGGTCCAGTCATTCGAGTCGAGACACGATGTGGTCCATATAGGTAAGGTCATGTGCATCTCTGATGTCACTCGTGGAATTGGGCTTACTCATCGGGTGGGTAAGAGATTTTGTGTTAAGTCCGTTTACATCCTGGGCAAGATATGGATGGATGAAAACATTAAGACCAAAAATCACACGAATAGCGTAATGTTCTTCCTTGTAAGGGATCGTAGGCCCGTTGATAAGCCTCAGGATTTTGGTGAAGTATTTAATATGTTTGATAATGAGCCCAGTACAGCTACTGTGAAGAACATGCATCGTGATCGCTATCAAGTTCTCAGGAAGTGGAGTGCCACTGTCACTGGTGGTCAGTATGCGAGCAAGGAGCAGGCTTTAGTCAGGCGTTTTTTTAGGGTTAATAATTATGTTGTGTATAACCAGCAAGAGGCTGGGAAATATGAGAACCATACTGAGAATGCATTAATGTTGTACATGGCGTGTACTCATGCCTCTAATCCTGTATACGCTACGTTGAAGATTAGAATCTACTTCTATGATTCAGTGAGCAATTAATAAATATTTAATTTTATTAAATTAGACTGCTCAACACGGTCAGTCCCATGGATTACATTGTACAATACATGCTCTACGGCGTTTACAACAGTATTAATACTTATAACTCCTAAGCGATCTAAGTATTTCAATACTTGGGTCTTAAATACCCTCAAGAAACGCCAGGTCTGAGGCTGTAAGGTCGTCCAGACCTTGAAATCCATCCAGCATTGGTGTAGTCCCAACGCTCTCCTCAGGTTGTGGTTGAACCGTATCTGGACGGTTATTATGTCCCACGGCATGCTGAACGGCCGGCTGTCGTGCTGGATGATCTTGAAATAGAGGGGATTTGGAACCTCCCAGATATAGACGCCATTCATCGCCTGAGCTGCAGTGATGAGTTCCCCTGTGCGTGAATCCATGGTTGTGGCAGTTTATGTGCACGTAGTACGAGCACCCGCAGTTGAGGTCTACCCTCCGTCGCCGGATGGCCTTACGCTTAGCTGCTCTGTGTTGGACCTTGATTGGAACCTGAGTAGAGCGGCTCGCTGAGGGAGATGAAGGTCGCATTCTTCAGAGCCCAAGCCTTCAATGCGATATTCTTCGCCTCGTCAAGGAATTCTTTATAGCTGGAATTGGGCCCAGGATTGCACAGGAAGATAGTGGGGATTCCCCCTTTAATTTGAACTGGTTTCCCGTACTTGGTGTTTGACTGCCAGTCCCTTTGGGCCCCCATGAATTCCTTAAAGTGCTTTAGATAATGCGGATCTACGTCATCAATTACGTTGTACCATGCATCATTGCTGTAAACCCTAGGACTCAAGTCCAGATGTCCACACAGATAGTTGTGTGGACCCAATGACCTAGCCCACATCGTTTTGCCTGTACGACTATCGCCCTCGATGACTATACTATTAGGTCTCAAAGGCCTCGCAGAGGCACCCATGACATTCTCTGACACCCACTCCTCAAGTTCATCTGGAACTTGGTCAAATGAAGAGGCTGAGAAGGGAGACACATACACCTCGGGAGGAGGTGTAAAAATCCTATCTAAATTAGCATTTAGATTATGAAATTGTAAAACATAATCCTTGGGTGCTAACTCCTTAATGACTCTAAGAGCCTCTGGCTTACTGCCTGTGTTAAGTGCTGCGGCGTAAGCGTCGTTGGCTGTCTGCTGTCCCCCTCTTGCAGATCTTCCATCGATCTGAAACTCACCCCAGTCGATGGTGTCTCCATCCTTGTCGATGTAGGACTTGACGTCTGAGCTGGACTTAGCGCTCTGTATGTTGGGGTGGAAACTGGTGCTACTGCTTGGGTGTACACAATCGAATTGCCGATTGTTTGTGATCGTGAGCTTCCCTTCGAACTGAAGCAGAGCATGGAGGTGAGGTTCCCCATTATGATGGAGTTCTCTGCAAATTTTAATAAATTTGATGTTTGTCGGAAGACTCAAGCTTCGGAAGAAGTCGAGTAAGTGTTCTTTGGTGAGAGAACACTTAGGGTATGTGAGGAATATATTTTTGGACTGAATTCGGAATCGTGGGTTTCTCATCTTTGACTCGGTCAATTGGAGACACCCCTGAGCAAGTCTCTAGTGAATTGGAGACATTATATATTGTCTCCAAATGGCATTCTCGTAATTCCCAAAAGTTACATTCAAATTTCAAATTCGAATTTGAAATCCAAAAGCGGCCATCCGTATAATATT